CTGTCATCCCCCACGGTGCTTCTATGTTTCTTTCGTATGGATTATTGATCAGGAATATTGTGTCGCAGTAGTGTTCGTCACCCCAACTATTGAAAGGCCAACCATCTGTGAACATCACAAACTTCTTAGGCTCAATGCCCTGCTCTTTCATGTAGTCCCAATTACATTCAAACTCCGTACCACCGCCTGAACCCAGTTGGTAGTCTAGCAATTCATCTGAGTTGTCTGGCGTGAACACAACAGGATTAAACACCTCCGTGTCAAAACTCCATAAATGTATTCTGAAGTCTTTGTATTGATCCATGATGTTCTTGACCTCTGTAAGGAATTCAGTACATTGTTCATTGCTTATAGATCCTGAAGCATCAAGGGCCAAACATATGTCAATCATCTCATCATTGGCCTGTCCCGGCAGTATGGCAGATGTGTGCCATGATTTCCTGCTGGGTCTCATCCAAGTGTAGTCTGACTTGATGGTACTCATTATCTGTTGTTGCAGTATCTCTCTCCAGTCCATCTTGGGTTCTGTGAGATCACTGACCAGTCTTTTTAACGCACCCGGCAGATTACTGGCACCTGTTGACTGTGCCGCACTCACCATTGCTTCTTTGACTTCGTCTCTGATCTTTTTAAGTTCTTCTTTTGTGTACACGGGTTTGCCTTTTCCGCCACCTTTACCGTCCTTGTTGTCTTTGCTGTCACCACCATCGGCCTTGCCCCATTCTTGGTGATCGTCCATCAGCTCGCCCAGTTTCTCCAAGAACTTCTTGCCGTTCTTCTTGGCAGTCTTCATCAAGTCGTCATATATTCTTTCTGATGCCCAGTCCTTGTACTTGTCGTCCTGGAAGCCTTTGTTCTCACCTTTCTTGCCCTTGGGCATGTCACCAATGTTGCTATCTTTCAATATCTGGTTAACGGCATAGTCCGCCGCTATGTTCCAAAGTTGTGGATCTCTGTCTCCGATCCTCACAAGCATGTGTTCGAACACATTGTGCAACACCTCATGTCCAAACAAGAACTCTGCTTCTTTAGGTGTAAGTGAATCTATGAATTTAGTGTTGTAGAAGAAGTGTCTGCCGTCCGTGCCCGCAGTTGGACACCAGTCGTCGGCGTTCACAAGTTTCAATCTAGTTGCGAGGTTGCCAAAGAAAGGATGCTTCAGTAGTAAGGCAATCCTTGCGGTGACCAGTTTATCTATGATTCTTTGATCTGACACTATTTAGACTCCATAGCAGTAATGACGTACTTGCCAAACTTCTTATGGAACCTATCAAATGATTTCAACTTGCTAGGATCGAACGGAAGTTTGTAGTTCGTCAAGGCAATCTTCGCACCCATAACAACCAACTCCGTCTCGAAGTTGTCCATCATGTAGTTGAAGAACCTGTCCGCTTGTTCATTCCAAGTCTTTTCTTTCTTCTCGTGTGCCTGTTGTAGTTCATAACACAAGGAAACTGTCAGGGAGTACATCGCTGATATCTCCTTTGTCTTAAGGTCTCGGACCTTACCGCTCAATATGTCAGACGGGTTAGGTAACTGACCGCTAATTTTACGATGATTCATAAACTTAACGGCCAGTCCTTCTCCTACGCAACCTGCTACGAGGTCAGTGAGCGTACTTTCTGGCAGGTCATCTGATAGAAGTTGGGATACGAAACTCCATGATCTCGGAGTTGCAAATGATCTAGAACTGCCTCTAGGATCAAAATCGTATAAATCTTGTTTGGCGAATGTGCAATAGCCAACCACGTCTGCGTGTACGTGTTGGTTGGTAGCCCACTCCATCCAGTCTTCGAAGTCCACTCTTAGTTCTACGTGGACAAATCTGTTTGCCAATGGAGCCGGCATCCTGTAAGTGACACCCTTGTCACTGTCTCTGTTACCTGCCGCCACGATCGAAACGCCTTCTGGTAGGTGATACTGTCCTACTCTTCTGTTCAATATTAGTTGATACGCCGCCGCCTGTACAGCCGGTGCCGCCGAGTTTAACTCGTCCAAGAATACAATAGCATTTGATTTGGGGTCAGTTGGCAGTTCTGCCGGACTCGCCCATACCATGTTGTTCTCTTTTGAATTGTAATAAGGAATACCTTTGATGTCTGTTGGCTCCCACAATGGAAGTCTGATATCGATCACTTCTCTGCCTTCTGCGTCTGCGATCTGTTTAACGATGTCTGACTTACCAATACCTGGTGCACCCCACATCATTATGGGTCTCTGTAATTTGATACAATGTGTTAATGCTGATTTCGCCTCGTTGGGTGAAACTGTTCTGTTTTGACTGCCTATTGCCGCCTCTTTGTTTTTGTTAGCTCTTGCCATTTTGTACACTCCTGTTTAAAATGTTTATAATACGATTATAGCAGGAATGTGTTATGCGTCAACCTGGTAAATGTGGCTAAAAAGTCGCGGTTTTATTGATCTTTTTGTTCGTCCATCTTGCTCATTGCACGGGCAAGTCCGTATTTTGTGATATCTCCAGCGAAAAGCATCAGTTGTAGGGCCATTTTCTCCATGGTCACGATGATCTTCTTCTTGTCAACGTAGTATGGGCAGTCAACGAACTCGTCCAACCACAGGTATGTTTGTGGCGTGAATATGACTTTTGCAGGGAATTTGATGTCATAGGTCTTTATGTCCAATTTTTCAATCATCTCCATGCCGGGTTTGGTCAATCTCAATGATCGGGCCTGGTAACTTTCCCTTACATTCTGCCACCAAGTGTAGTAATTGGTCTTTATGCTTTCGTCGTGTGTGGGTTGTTCCAAGAGTTCGAGGAAGGTCCGGGTGTAGGCTGTTTTGCGATCCATTGTGTAGTTAATTATCTAGTGAATTTGTCGCCGGATTTTAAAAGGTACACACCAAATTTGTCTGTGTTGTGCTGTGTGTTTAATTTCTTGGCCAAGTTCTCTGCGTGTCCTGGATTTGAGAATGACACTTTCTTGTATTTTGGTCCTGGATAGTTTGCGACCAAACTTGATGATTTCAAGTTGATTGGTTTACCATCATAGAACACCGCCCAAATTCCTTCCGCGGCTAGGACCTCGTCCATTTTGAAGGTGGCTTTATTGCTGTGTTGCAACAGCACTGTGGGTTTAGGCCTACTCATAATATTATGTATATTTACCAAAAAAGTTATCGCTAGGTAGTATTGGAGCAATTAAGTATGTTGTCTTTAGGTTTATATGATGGTGTTATTTTTCAGAGAATCCGCCACCATCCATCTCGATGTCGATGGTCTGAGCTTCCTTGGCCGACTTGAGTGCTTCGATAATTTCTTCCTGTATCGTGACCATCCTGGTCATCACCTGCGTTAACGAATCTGCCAACTGATCCGCTTCCCGGGCCGGGATAATGATTTGTCTTTCGCCCTTCTGTCTCAAGGTCCTGATCCTGCCTATGAGATCTTCTATGGGCCTAGTTTGTATCTTGGAATTGTTTGACTGCGTCATTTAATACCTGTTGCATTTCTAGTTTGGTTTTTATCGGACCTTTGTATTCGTATCTCGATAGTGTGATCATCTTGGGACAGTATGCTTTACGCCAGCCTTTTTCAAAACAGATTATGTAATAACCTGCACAGAACTGGCTTTTTGATTTTGGTGTCTTTGTGTACACGGGTAATTGTTTCTGCACATCGAACATGGGATTATAAGGATGTTGGCTACAAGGGTAACCATGCACGTCAAAATTGTCTGTCTGTACTTCTTCTTCAGGTTTCTTGACATTGGATTCATCGAATATTCCAAATCCAAACTTTGTGAACAGGCTCTCCTGCGTGTGGAACACCTCTCTGTTCTTCTGTTTGCTGAGGAATATCCAACCGTTGTCTTCTTGCTTCTGTAGGGTACCCAACTTCTGGCCGTTTTGCTCGACTATCCAAAATTTGTCCTTGACTAGGGTCTTTGCTCTCACTGTCATGATACTAACCTCGCATTAAAAGGCTCAACATACAGTTGTGCCTGCTCACTAATCCTATTTAAATCGTACTTGCCACAGAACCTCATGAATCTGATTCCAACTTGGTCTATGCTTTTGTTCTCTGCCTTGGCCTGTGCAATCGTTTGATCAAGTTCTTCTATGATCGCTTCTGGTTGTGCGTGTAGATCTACTAGTGCCCTGTTTCTTTCGTAGTCCTCCATCACTCTGTGTTCATTGCCGTCATGATCCACCCATTTGCTCAACATCAGATTGTTCCAAGTGTAGCCTTTTTCGTTACGGTCTGCATATGCTTCTTGTAAGCCTATCTTGTTCTTGGTGCCTTTTGTACGCACACCTGGGTATGCTGAGAATATGTTATCGCTTGGATCACCTCTCATTGCCTTCTCAAACACTATCCATTCTGTGTCTGGTGCAGGCTTGGGTGCTTTCAATTTCTTGTCTATAACAGGCTTGCCTGTCTTTGCATCAAACCAGCCCTCGTGTGTGAGTGTGGTCTCGTTGACACCATTGTACTGCTTGACACGTGGTGTAATCAACTGATTTAAATCTTTGTCTGTGCTAATGATAACGTGCTCCTGGTCAGGATGTTTGTCTATCCATCTTGCTATGAGATCATCTGCCTCGGTCCTACCGTTTCTTAGAACTGTCGCATTTGTTTTTGTTTTCACAAAGTCAACGAAGTCGTCGTACACTTCCCAGAATACTTCATTCTCTTCTTTTTCCTTCTCAGTCATGGCATCTGCCATTTCCTTACGATTCCTTTTGTATGGTGCATATATGTCTTTCCTGAATGATCTGCCCTCAAGACAGAACACAACATGAGTGCCACCAAAGTCTTGCCAGGCCTTTTTGATACTGTTCATCATTATGTGAATAGCCATTCCCACCTTCTCAGAAGTGTCTCCCCTGATCACGTGTCTAGCACGAAAGAATGTGTTTGCTGTGTCTACTAGTATGTGTGCCAAATTAACCCCACCAGTTCTGTGTGAACTTGGGAAGTCTTTTTTTGATAGGAGTCCATATGGCCGCTTCGGCTCTGCCTATAAATTTAGGTCTCGGAACCAACCAACCAATTAAAACACCTAGTAAAAAATATCCCATTATGATACCTCAGTCTTGCCGTCGTCTCTTCTGTTGATCTGTACATATCCAGAACCAGTTACGTCTATGCCCTGCTCGTTGCCGATGGTCTTACATAGTGTCTGGAACCATCTGTCTACGATTTCTTCCTCACTAGCACCTTCATACCCAGATTGTTTCAACATGTTCACAAATTCCGGATTCCAGTCTAGCTCAAAGAAACCATTTCGGGGATTCTCAGGATTAACATTTAGATTAAGAACTTTGACAACTGGCTCTTCACTTTTCTTCTTGCCTTTTTTGTCTTTGAGATTCTTTTTCTTGATAGTTGTCTTTGCTGTTTTTTTAACTTTCATATATCTAATTATACAC